CACCCGTAGAGGATCACAGAACCGACTTAAATTATTCAAGTTTATTCGTTTCTGCAATCGTATCGTCCACGAAGGGCATCACTTCATCAAGGAATGGTCCCATAACGTTCGTAAAAGCGTCATGGGGTCCTCCTCAGAAGATGAGACTATGCTCGAACGGGTATTCCGCGCGAGCACGCTTTCTCGTGCGCTTGGCTTTTCAGCCAGCGATAAAAGGGTAGAGAGTTCTATTAGTGACACAGTGAAACGATGGTTTCAAAAGAAACCAGCACTTCCCACCAATTTCGAACACAACTTCGAAACATTCCTAAAGGATGTAGTACGGGTTAAACCCCTCAAACATTTTCCGGAGATGCCCCACCCTTCGACGAAAGCTTGTTTAGAACTTTCGTCACCTCAGGGAGGCACCGCCAAAGCAATGTATCAGAGAGTAACGCATTACTACATGCAAAAGCTCGAGGAAGCCGGCGTCTGGGATGAGTCCCAATACTATGAGGATGACAACTCAGACGTCCAGTTTGCTCGAACTATGGATCCTTCTTGGGCAGCGATCGCTGAATCAGGTGAAACAGTACCAACACTTAGCAACCTTTTAGGTGCCATAGTAAATCGACAAGCAGAAGATGCTTGGGATCTCTATGAAAAAGCGTCGGAAATGGTTTACGAGACACCGCGGCCGCCTACCAAGGAGGAAACGTTCAGAATGTACGATCGTTTACTAGAGGAAGAGAGGTATATCACTCCTCTCAAACCACTAGCGATCAAAGAGATGGGGGGAAAAGTGCGCGTCGCGACCATGCATCCTGCAGCAGAGATTCAGATGGCACGTTGGCTTACCCGAATATGGTTACCCGTACTCAAGAAAGCAAACATGTCGCGAGAGATGCTCCAAGGTAATGACTTTCTGATTCTGAAACATGATAAGCGGTTCCGAAATAGTTTTCTCTATTCGGCAGACTTATCAGCGGCAACAGATCATATTAGTCATCACCTAGCCCAGGCAGCCGGAAAGATATTGAATAAGGTTCTAGGTATCGGAGAGCTTCCGCTCTTCGATACCCTTATTAAACATCTTTTCGGGCCACACAGAGTCGGTGAAAAGACGACAACGTGTGGTATCCACATGGGACTAGGCCCTTCTTGGACCATTCTCTCGCTTCTGAATGGCTTCGCAGCATACATGGCAAAGTGTCGGACAGACACATACCGTATTTGCGGTGACGATCTCATCGGGTTCTGGAACGAAACACAAGTCCAAGCATACGAGAAACAACTCGAAATCCTTGGCCTCGTGGTTAACACGTCCAAATCCTTCCGA